CCGACTACACCCACTCAATCGGCATTCAAAAAGGCCAAATCTAACCCCCGCGACACGCCGAGCCAGACACACATTTTGACCCTTAACCCTGAGTATGCCTTGTTGAGGCAAAATAAATGAAGGCGCCTGGCTGCCCGGACCTTACGGTCAATGGGGGCTGCCCTCCACCTTCACTGGAAAGTTTATCATTCTTTCTTCATTGTATGAAGCGCTCCGCTGTGGTCGATTGCAATGAGATGGCGGATGCGTTCCTGGCCGGTGAAACGGTTCTTGATCTGCTTGAGTGCTAATTCGTCATCAAGGCCGCATCTGCGTAGATCGATGACGAGACGTTCTGCTTGTTTACGGGCGCGTTTGAACTGGTCATAGATAGTGTTCTTCTCTGATGAGCCCTTGGGAGCTTTGAATTCCCATATCTCACCATTGATCTCAGCATCCGGGTTCTTCACACCTTCTTCGTGAGACAAGGGCCTAAACATAACTTGACGGCCCGATGCTGCGAGTGTTTGCGCCGTTGTCATCTCATGGTCTGCGACTCTGACCCCATCAGGGACGATCACACCCGGCTTTCTGGACGCCCTAGCCGATTCATCTGCCCTCTTCGAGTCGCTAGCCACATTGCGAGCGCTGAGCGACCGGTGAGAGGATAGTTGTTTACGACGCTCGGAGACCGTTTCTTTCCATCCGAGTACAGGCCCGTATTCGCCGTGTTGTGTGGTCACGATCAACTTTGAGTAGTCGGGTGTCCTGGCTCCTCGGTCCGAAGAGCCAGTTCGCTCTTGGACGATCTGATGAATCTGCTCAAGCGTCTCTTCGTCAATGACCTGCTGTCCGGGATCGTAGTTGGGCGGTAGCGGACCTGAATTGCAATCGCAACCAGGATGGATGGGCATCAGATCCTTGACCCAATAGCGCTGCGTTGAGGCAACCACACATAGAGCACAGTTCTCGCGACCTGTGAGGATCCTTCGATACGCACGCATTCCTGCTGCTTGCATAGAACGGCGCGACTGAGATCGCTTCGCCAACTGCATGTCTCCGCCAATGAGTTGGAGGAGACGCAACTGGCCAGCGGCAGCCGCTTTCTCTAACGGAGCGCCCTTGGCCAGGCTCGAATACACCGAATGTCCGGGACGCTGATACACGACTCGGGGATCTACTCCTCGAGATCCCGTCACAAGTTCAGCGTCCACGGCGGGGATGTTAAGTTTCCATCCCAAGTCTCTCGCACACGCAGCCAAGTAGGCGCGCGTCAACTCTGCTGTTTGGAGCTGCCCGGCAATGACTCGCGGAACAATCGCCTCAATCATCTCTTCCATCGCCGAATCACGATAATGAGTTAGCGACTTCCAATAAGCGTTGGCGAAGGCTTCAATCTTGGACCGCACCTGGAACACCTGAGCGTCATACGCTTTCGCCAGGTCATCAAGGCGGTCAAGATCTCCCACGAGCTCACACCTCCTTGGCAGTTGCCTGGTTCGCCATCAAGTTCATTGCCAAAGCCAGCTGTTCCTCAGCTCTGCGCTGTTTATCTTGAGCAACCTGTTCGGGCGAGTAGCCCAAAATGTTGAGCTGGATCGTCTCGAGCGCTTCGCCAGCATTCCTGGCCTGGACTGCCGCCGCATACCGCTCCGTCAAAGTCACCGCATACGGTGGCACGAACAGGACTTCTACCGTCTCGGACTCATCGAGCTCCACGCCTTCAACTGCCAGCGCTTTGACCATCATTGAGGCAAGCGCCGGCTTGAAACGCTCAATACGATCCGTTGCCTTGGCGACCAGGCCTTTTTGAGGCTGTTCAGCTCCGGAGGCAGATTGATTGGCTGAGTCAGGCAGCATGGCCGTTAGAGGCGTTTGTGTTTCTGACGCCAGTTCGCGCCAGTCATCCTTCACTGCGTTCAGGATCTCTCCGATGCTTGTTTGTGCTGACTCCCAGATTTCAACTCCCGGAGGCAACTCCCACAGCGCCCCTGGAGAGGGCTCGAAAAGCGTCTGATAATCGATGTCGTTGCCGTCCTCATCTTCGTCAGGCATTTCAGTGTCTGATGAGGTCTTGAGAGCTCTCTGGCGGAACGCCTGCATCGCGATAATGACGAGGCGTTGCAAGATCTGCCAGTTGATCCGATTGATCACGTCAAGATGTTCTTCGAACTCCCCAACTGCAAAGCGATTCTCCAGGATCACTACCGGAGGAGGCCCATCGAAGAGCTGGATAGATTCCTCTATTGGTGTCCAGTCTCCCTCGACTCTCGAAATCAGCTGCTTCCTCTTATCGCGGGCCGATCTGACAAACGAAACCCGGACCCCGTCCACCCACATGGTCATGTGGTCGAGATCTTCGGTGGGCTCTCGCCAAACCTTGATCGCAGCCAACGCTCGCCAAGGCCTGATCGGGTCAGGCTCGACATATAGGTGCTCTGGCTTCTCACTGGTAATGACCGCGTGGCCGTCCTCGTCTTGGGTCACAAGGATGTATCCCTTGCCCAAGACTGCGGCGTCCCAGATCGTGTCAGCAAAAACAACACTCAACCGGTTGTCACGCCAAATCCGGCGCGCAACCCGCGTTTTGTCATTGTCGGCAGATTCACCGATCGTCAACCCATTTGGAATCAGACGATCCGTCATCGAAGTGACGATGAGCTTGGCAGGATTCGCCCGCGAGCGCCTTTGGAATTGTTCCCAGGCTTTGCGGAGGTTTTCTCCCATTTCTGGTAGGTCGCCTTGGCCTTTTGCGTAGGAGCGGAGTCGGTTGATTCGGGGTCGTTCTTCGTCCATTCGTTTGGTGAGGAACTTTTGCCATTCGTGGAGAGTCCGGCTCATGGTTGCTCCTTTCATCTGATTCTGCGTGGGGCGCGGTGGCGTTTGGGTTTTGAGGCTCCCTTGCCGACTGCGTCTAGTCCGGCTTTGTAGGCGAACATTGCGCCCCATGTGGCGTCGATCTTTGAGTAGTCTTGATCGTCAGCAGGTTTGACGAGGACGTAGCCTGCTTGGCGAGGTGATTTTCTGGCGTTGAGGAAGTGGGCTGTCATGGTGGGGTCGCCGTCGTAGGTGACCATTTCCTGGCGGATCGCCGATAGAAGTTGAGCGAAGTTTTCGCATGTCGCGGTGACGTTTCGCTGTGGGTATCGGATCGGCTCGTTGGCTGAGATCTTGGCTTTGAGTCGCTTGGAGTATCGGGCTTCCCACATTTTGACGTCTTGGGCCCATCCGGCGGAGGGATCGGCATAGAAGCCAACGACGTTGAATCGTTCGAATGTTTCGCGGATCTTTTGTTCGATTTCCAAACGTGGTGGCTGCCAGCCTTCGCCCTTGGGTCCGTCTGGCTGAGACCAGATCCCGACCTTGAACAGGTGTTTTTGTGTGATTGAGTATCCGATGAGGACGGTTGCGTCAGCGATTCCGATTTTGCGACCCTCGGAGCCGTCGAAGCCCAATGTGATGGGTTCATGTGAGGAAATCGTTTTGTCAGAGTCTTCGATTGCGCGTAGCTCTGGCATTGTGAGCCAAGCGTCGGACGCTGAGTTGATCTGGTTGAGGAAGTCGGCGCACATTTCTGCTGGATCGTTGTCCGGTTCCCAAAAATCGTCAGCCGTGCGCTCGACGTCGACCCAGCCCGGTGTGCAAGCCGGTTCGTGGATTAGGCATCCTCTTGGGTCACCAGAGGCGTCTCCGTAAGCGATGCGCAGGCCCTCGATTAAAGACTCGCGGTTGGAAATATCCGTGTTTAGTGGCGCTTCACGGTGCGAGTACAGGAGGCGGCGAGCGGCCTCTGGCTTGACTTTGCCTTCTGCGACGAGCTCAGCGAACCGCGCCGTTGTCTCAGCGACGGAACGCTCACCGATCGTGTAGGCATTCGGCGTCTCAATGGTCACGCCACCAAGCTTGGTGGCGTTGTTGCGAAGTGTTTTTGCCAGCTTCGGGCCTCCGTTGCCTGGAAGCCAGGTCTCCGTCTGATCTAGGACTGCCATGACGGCTCGAGCGCCCTTGACTGAGGTTGCCGAACTTGTACGCTTTTCGATTTTTCCGCGACGCATCGTGACGAATGAATCCATTGCTTCAACGCCGTACTCGTCCTCAGCGTCGGATCCACGCAGCATCTCTAACAGGGGAGTCCACGTGTTCGCCGTCTGGTCATCGGTTGTGGCCGTCACCTGCACAAGTGGAGTGCGCCGACGGGCCCACGGGATACCCACAGGCTGTCCGTCAGCGTCCCACCCATCACACAAGACAGGTCCCATCGCTTCGACGCAGCAAATAGCCGCTAAGAACGGAGACTTACCCCAACCCCTTGGCCGTGAAAGCACCGCGCGAGACTTGACTCGCTTGCACGTCTGCGGGTCGATCTCATACAGATCAACCAAAAAATCCAACTGCTCTTGAGTTGGAACAAAGGGAATCGAATCATCAATGTCTGGTTGGAGCAGGTAGGAGGTCATCCAGTCCGCGACGTCATAGCCAAGAGTTGGGAACTCGTCGTATTCATCTAAAGGCTGCCAAGGCAAGAAGGATTCACCTCCTTGGCCTGATTAATCTCCGACAACGCGCAGGGCCCGCGACCTTGCTCTTTCGCGCGAAGACGCCGGAACGCCCGTAGCTACTTGCGAAGCGACTTGCTGATCATCTTCAACAGCGTCGGCAACTGCGAACTGAATACGTAGACGTGCCCGGTCTTCGGGCGTTGCCCCAAACTTGGCAACACGAAGACGGAGCTCAGGACCCAACTTCACGTCACCCTTCCAATACCGGGCGTGGATGTAAGCGGTATCCATCAAGAACGACCAGTCCACATCGGTGTAATCCACAGATAACGGCGACTCGGCCCACATCTTCCACCAACGCTTCGTCACCGCCGGCCAATGAAACCGAACCTTCTTGACATTGCCGTCACTATCCATGACCGGTATTTCGATAACCGGCAACTTCGGTTGCTTCGTTGCCACAGCTGGAATGACCTTCAAGTCAGGTTCCTTGTTACGCCTAGCCCGCTTCGACGGCTCTTTTGGCCGAGGTCCTCGACCTGCCATCAAGAACACCTCATTTCGCACAATATCAACGAAATAGCCGTTACAATATACGTATGAGAAGTTGCGAGAGAACCGGATGCGTCAACACAATCCCCCAGCGCGCACGCTCAGACTCGCGCTACTGCTCAACACGATGCCGAGTCCAAGCGCACCGCGAGCGCCGCAAACAACACTCAATCCCCACACCGATGCTTGAACGCACCAGGTGGGTCAATCACCACGACAAACGCCCTGTCAACCCCAAAAACAACACGTGGGCATCCGTTACAGACCCCACCACATGGGGAACCTACGCTCAGGCTCAAGACAACCAGCTAGGTCTTGGCTTCGTCCTTGGAGACGGCATCGCCTGTATCGACCTTGACCACTGCCTCGACGAGAACGGAACACCCAACGAGCCAACTCGCGAGCTCCTCGACTTCTACGAAGGCTCCTACGTCGAGGTCTCACCCAGCGGGCGAGGCCTGCACATCTGGGGCACCTGCCCAGAGCGCAACGGTTTTCGACGCACCTGGAAAGGCCAAAGCGTCGAGTTCTATTCGACTGGACGCTACATCACCGTCACAGGCAAAATTTTTCGCCCCGGCCAACTTTTGCCCCTCTGAAACGGCTTCAAACCCCACCCTAAACCCGCTTCACTCAACGCACAGCACCCCGACTTTTCCGCACTAGCACGCCGATTCTGGCATGTTCATAAAACCCCAGACCCGTACAAACAAAAATCGACAGCACCTCATGGGGTCCTCCGGCGGGTGGGGAGGGGGTCCCCCGTACCCGGTCGGTTGCCGGTCGCGTCGATTAGGCCAGGATGTGACTGTTGTTTGGGCATGTTCTTACGTCGAACAGCAGATAAAGCTTCCAACGCTTCGCTTCGAGTCTTGCGCTTGTGATGCCAGGGGCACAACCACTGTAAGTTTTCTAGCGAGTGATTGTCTCCGCGCTGGCGATGATCACAGTCAGTTCCAACAGCGTCGCATCGACTCCCGTCATGGAGCACGGCTTCACAGCGCCCATCAGCTCGACGCTTGACTGCATCTCTTCGTTCAGCCCAATCAGCAGGAAGTCTTGAGCGACGATCTGAGTTATCCCAGGACATGAGGCTCGCCTTCTCCCGGTACAACAAATGGCCCCCGGTGCTTACACCAACGACCACTATTAGCACAGTACACCGTTGCACGCTTGAATGGAAACCCCCAGCTCACTTGTGTTCACTCTTTTCCACCAGAGCAACAATGTCCCCCGCCCGGTACAGTCTGCGCACTGAATCCCCCACGGGAGCTAGTTTTCCTCGCTTACACCAAGACCGCACCGTCGCATCAGGTATTGGCCGCCTGCACACCAGCTCAGCAACCTCAATAGCCCTAGCCCTAGGTAGCGGGCGAGAGGCTGCGACCTCGAGCATCTGCGCCCGCGCCTGAGCCACATCCACCACCTGCCCACACCCCACACAGGCCACCTCAGCTTGGTCTTCTTTAGCCATGACCTCGCAAGCACACGAAGGACACCGGCCAGCGAAAGCCAGACGCTTGGACACAGGAGAAGCCAAGCGCTCCAGACGCCCCACTGCCCACAAGACAGCCTCAACCATTTGAGGCGCTTCAGCCCAGGTGCGAGCACGGTCGGCGTGCGCCTGGAAAACCCAGCGAATCGCTCGAGGATCTTTACCAACAGGCAGTCGATACTTCGGACCCATGACAAAGACCAACAAAGCGTTAGCCCACTCAGCCAACAAATCCACCGCCTCCCACACCTCAAGAACCAAACTGAGATTGACCGGCTCTTTCGAAGAAGCAACACCCCCACCTACAGATGAACCCCCATGGGAAAGACCACCTGCCACGTAGTCAAGATCATCTAGCAACTCCGGCAGATCAGACACAGCAGTGCCCACTCTTGCAACCGCAGTCCTGCTAATAGTCTGACCACCCAACAAAGGCTCACCAGAAACTGGACACACCCCACCACCCATCAACGCTTCCTCCTTCTGCGCCTCTTCCTAGACCGGCGCCTACCGGCCCCACCCGAGCCAGACCCTGCCCGCCCCTGACCCGGCCCGACCCCACCCGAGCCAGACTCGACTCGACCCTTCCCGTCCCTACCCTGGTATTCGCCAGTCCGAGGGGCACCACTGGACCAGTCATTGGCCAGTGACTGGCCCAGTAGTGGTCCTGTACCGGGCCCAGTCGAACGCTTATCACAGACGCTCGAACCATCATTTGTAGAACCAGGAGCATCAACAGCCAACGGATCCACACCCTCAAGGCCTCCACCTCGAAGGGGATCAACATCAGCTAGAACTCGACCAGCATCTACAGAGCCCACACCACTCACACCGGCACCATCAAGACCCGGGAGCACACCCACCGAGGGTGTATCTGAGGTCGAGGCGCTCACGGTTTGAGCGGGGGCTTCATTGACGGGAGCTGCCTCGAAGCGGCGTAAGCCATGGTCCTCAAGGTACTTCTGCGACCAGCGCCCATAGTGGGGACGAGGCGGAACTGGAAGTAGCTTGTGGTAGCTATCCCACGATCCAGTATCGTCGTTCTGACGTGACGTGTTGCAAGTGAGGCAAGCGACAACCAGCGTGTCGACAGTACCTGCCTCGCCAGGTTTGAGATGGTCGAGCGTAGCCTTCCTGTTGGACGCCTTACCCGGCCAGATAACTTCCTTACCGCACCACCTACAATTATCACCATCACGTAGCAACACCGGGCCCTTGAGATTCGGATCAACGCAGTCACGAGCTTGCTGTTGCCGCCACTGACTATCTGCCTTGGACAGAATATGAATGTAGGTGGGGTCCTCGACGATCTTGAGCTTTTGGCGCCCGTCAACCTCGATTCGTGACAGCAACCCCACCTCGATGCACATCCGTACGATCCGATCCGTTTCCGAACCTAAAAGGGAATGCACGTAGCCAAGCTCAAGGATGTAGTCGGTCTTGTATCGAGCCGAATACGAAGACGCCCTCGAGATAAAACCGTGAACCTCATTCATTGTTCGATGATCGAAGCCCTCGCACTGAGCAAGATCCATCAGCATCGGAAACATGTCTGCTTCATCCCCCTGCCTTACCCACGACATCGCATCACCTCCTCCTCAGGCATTTCACACCCCTCCGCCTTGGTAACAGGAGTTGACAACATGGGGAACGGTAACTATAGTTACCGTTATGGGGTTCCTGAACAGCGCCTGGAAACATGGCTTCTCTCGCCAAGAGATCGACCACGCTTTGAACAACCCCATCCTTGTCCACTATTTCGACGGTTACGTCATGGTCATCGGCTCGACAGCCGCAGGCACACTCCTCGAAATCGGCGTGAATAACGAAAACGACGTTTTCCACGCCATGCCCGCCCGAAAGAAGTTCCTCAGGAAGAAGTGACCCATGAAAACCACTGCACAGATGCTTAACGAAATCGAAAACGCCAACAACGGAGCAGGACCCGATCCTCTGACCACCATTGACGATCCGACCCTGGCTAGGATCGCAGTCGCTCAGCTGCGCGCCCGCGAAGCCGAAACAGCCCTTGACTCTGCCGTTGCGTCCGCCCGAGAAGCAGGCATTTCCTGGCAAGCAATCGGCGACGTTCTCGGCATGACCCGCCAAGGAGCAAACAAACGCTTCCATGCCGCCTGACTTACAGCTCATCGACTTTACTCCCGTCATTGTGATCGAGGGTGGAAACCACACGAAGGGGCTGACAAGCTTGACGATGACACCTTGCGCGACGCTGAAATCATCCTCGCCGTCGACGACGCTATGAAAAAGCCACCGACGCCTAAATAGCTCAGACTCGACAGCATCACCTCACACCTTCCTGAATCGGCTTAATCGTCAGAACGATTCGATGAAACCCCTTCGGCAATGAGGAGATCGGTTCTCCGTACAAGTGATTGGGCCCGACGACGAGTCCGTGATGGTCATCCATGAGCACTCCCGCATCCCGAAGTCCATCGACGATTGGTTTGGTGCAATCCGCAGCGTTGTTCGGATCCGACCACCTATTGACGCGCCCATGGACCGTCGCGTTAATCAAGACCTTCTGATTCCCGTATGGCTTTAATCCCTGTGATCGAGCCATCAGGCACGCTCGTTGGCGCACCCTCTTAACACGACTGGCCCTTTGGGAAGGATGCCCAAACCTCTTATTCGCAGAGAGCCACTCATTTTCTGGAATATCAATTACCAATTCCTGTATTCCTGCACTCATAGTCTTAGCTCCCATCAGAACGGCAGCTCAGAATCAAAAGTTGATTGCTCATTACGCCACGGATCATCTTCGAAGTCGCCAGCTTGAGCACCATAAGACTCTTGGGCGTGGGTGAGTTCTGTTTCAGTCATTTTGCGTTCGTTAACAGTTGTCTTTGCTGGCGGGCACAACATGGCGGATAGCGTCGATTTCGTTGGCGTAGTCGCCATCTATATCGGTGTCGTTGTTTTCAACAGACTTGCAGAACTCAGCCTCAATGGTCGATAGCGTGTATCCCCATGCTTCGAGGGACCGCAGGTACAGGCGTTTAATCCGATCAGACCAGGTTGGTCGGCTGATTCTCCAAAAATCATCGTTGTCGAGGCAGGCTTCCGCATAGATCAACGCGAGACGTAGCAGTCCTTTTTCTGCGCCTTGGCTAGTTGATGGGGACTGATACCAGTCTTTGGTGATCGACAGGCTCTCTAGCGCCTTACTGACTGCGTTGAAGTTTCTCTGTTGGAAAGCAAAGTCGATGGTTGGTGCTGCGAACAATGCCCAGCCTTTGGGTAGCTTGCTGGCGTTGAGCAATGACGAGCGGATCCATTCTTGGCGGACCTGACGGGCAGCGCGAGACGATTTATTTTTGCGAATGGTCTCAGCGCGCAGGGCTTTTTCTTCCTCACTCGGCTCTGACGCTGACGACTCTGATTTCCTTGTCATCCAACTTGGTAGCGCATGTCCGTTGGCTTTCCAGTCCTCGCAATAGAAATGCGCTTGGGGCTCGTCCTGCCAGCGCCCAAATTTCACAACCGCTACATGACCAGGGCATTCAGCGTGCTCTTCCTCGGTGATTCTCTCACCGTCAGCATTGCGCAAAGACCAAATTCCAATACTTTTCTCGCCTAGCTCCTCAGACTCCACTACCCGCGTGCCCGACTCTTCGAGCTTGCGAACATAATCTGCCAGAACCTGGCGACGCTCGGCCTCCAAGCGTTCTTCCTCAATGAGGAACGCAGCCTGGTCTGGCTCCTGACTGATACGTGACACCAGATCCTCGAAATCAGAGTCAGACTCAGCTGTATCAGCCAACTCAGCGAGCTTTCCCAGCATGACCAGATCTATGCCAGGCGCATCTTCTGCCAACGTCTTGACCGAAGCAGGGGCCGACGCCAACCGCTTAGCAGCTTTAATCTCATCGCGCCCCACACCGTGCTTTTGCAAATACTTGTTCGACGCCCCAAACAACATCAACTGGTGAACGGCCTGCGCACGCTCCAACGACGCAGTGTGCAAGCGCGCATCATTTTCGACCAACTGCAAAGCAATCCGATTCTCATCAGAGACCACCTCGACCACGCGAACCGGAACCCGGTCAAGCCCCGCCTCCAAAGCCGCAGCATGGCGACGATGCCCATCTAAGACCACTAAGCCCGTCAAAGTTGGATAGACATCAATGTCTTTAAGAACCCCAAGCTCGCGGATCGTCTCCACAAACGCCTTGTCCAAACGCAGGTTCAAACGAACATTCTCACCAGCCGACAAAGCCTCCGGGTTCACCAAAAGCCTCTCGCCGACAGCAACCTCGCCCACCGGGGACAACGCCTGAGAATCTTCCAACACCCTCGCCGACTCCACGGCTAACACCTCACTCTTGCTCATCACATGCCTTCTTCTGTCTTGCAGTCCTAGAAAACTGCCGTCTTTCCTGGGCAAGTAGCCCAGCCTGAATCCCGTAAATCTGACTCTGAGCAAGCTGCCTGTCC